GTGTCGGTGTTGGAGTTGGAGACGGCGTCGGTGTTGGAGTTGGTGTCGGAGACGGCGTCGGAGTTGGAGTTGGAGTTGGAGACGGTGTCGGAGTTGGAGTTGGTGTCGGAGACGGTGTCGGAGTTAGAGTTGGAGTTGGAGACGGTGTCGGAGTTGGACTTTCTAATAAAACAACAACTTCATCTTCTTCAAAGTCACCCTCTTTTTGTAACTTATCAGCAAATGGTAAATTATCTATCCAATTTTTTTTTTCGGTAACTCTTCTCCAAGAGTCATTCTTCCACCCACCATAATATTGTAAGCAAGCACAAGTGCGACTGCAACAGGATCAAAAACTAAAACAATAACGATAATAAACCACTTGACAACCTGATCAACTGGCATTCCAAACGATTCTGCAATGAAACGGAAACTTCCTATATCAGTTGCACGTATTCCTTCTTTTTCTTTTAGTATCTCTGCCTGATTAGACTTGATCTTGGTGTATTTGTCTTCAATAACTGATACATTATCTAAATCATTTGTTGTATCACGAAGACCGTTTACCTTTTCCACAAATTTATCATATTCTGATGTAATCTCTTCATCTATTTTTGCAAGTGATTCGTTGTATCGTTTTGTTGCGGATGTTTCTTCTTCTGAAATAGATGATAGTGAAGATGCGATAGAATCTCGTTCTGGTTGTTGTGCTATCTTTAATTCTTCGAGTTTCTTTTTGTTGCTTGAAAATAATCCACCACCCTTTGCTTCAATGGCAGTTTTTGCGGAATCTAATACAGAAAGGCGATCAAGTAATTGTTGTCTGCGTGTAGTTCTTGCGTCTGTATCTGCTTTATTGCGTGAAGATAATGCTTCTTGCCTTGATCTTCTATCTTCCACATAATCATCGTATATTTTTTGAAATCCTGCTATTGTTTCTGTCTTTTTGTCTTCTACCGTAACATCTGTGTTCTTGAGTGTTTCAATTTCTGTTTCAATAACAACTATCTCTTTATTTAAAGTTTCAATGTTACTTTCATGCATTTCCACCCGAGAACGTGTGTCATCATAAGCATCACTTAAAAATCCATAAATACCAAGTGAGGTTATTCCTATTAAAACAACAACTGCGAGTGTGCAATACCATTTTAACATTCTTGGAATTCTCTCCCAATAACGATATAAAAAAGAAGTCATAGCAAGTTTACCTGCTTCCAAAACTCCGGCCATTACCATAGCTGCAATAGCCGCACCTGCGAACAATAAACCAATACCACGAACAGAAAAGAACGCCGCAGTTCCCGCCACCGCAAGGGCAAGACCACCAATAATTGCAGTAAATGTTCTCATAATAATATATATCTCCTCTTCTAAATTTCTCTAAACCCTAACTTGTATAAATATAATATAATTATAAAAAAAGGAGGTAAAAACTACTTACCCCCTTCTCTGTTGTTAAATTTATAGACAATATCACATTATCTTTACTTTTTTTGACTTAGTTTCCGTAACTTCTTTTTTCGGTATTGTTACATTTAATATTCCATTGTCAAACTTGGCTGTAATTTTACCGACTTGAAGTACCGATTCGTCTACTTTGAACGACCGTTTGAAAGAAGACCTCTTGAGTTCACGATACACATATTTTACATCAGGGTCTTCAATTTCAGTCTTTTTGTCCCCCGCAATGGTAAGCATACCGTCTTCATATTCAACTGACACATCGTCTTTTCCTAATCCGGCTATTTCTGCTTCAATTCTTACTTCAGTTTTGGTGTCTGCCACATTTACCCTTGGGTATGAGCTATTTCCGAAGAAATTTACACCAAATTCTTGACCGAAATTTGGAAATGCCTGGTTGACCATTTTGTCAAATATGGAGTCAAATGGAGTTAAAAACTCGTCTCGCATAGTTGGAACGTGTTTATTTAGTCCTGTTCCGTAGGACTTGTTTAATCCGTAGTTTTTCATTTTACTTTTCCTTTTTTTTTAATTACAAATCCCAAATTGGGCATTCGTTAAACAACCTCGTATGAGCATTGTTCTGTATATAAATATAAAGTTAATTGAAATTATGGTTCAAATTTCATTATATCGTCCATGTTTGATTTCTCTGCGAGACAGGTCATGTGATCTGCCCAGTGAATTACACGTGGTAGTTCAGTTTTTAGGCCGACTTCCTTTGAAAATGCTTTTAAATATTGTGGATTAGATTCATCGTACATACCGTCAGATAGCTTGATTCCGAGAAATTCTTTCTCGGTAATCTTGATATCAAAATGTTGTAGTAACCAAATTGTTCTATCTGTTACCGACATCCAGTGTATGTCTGGATTTATATTATATAGTTTTCCTTGATTTTTACGATGCCACTCACTTTCATTGTGAATATATTGTTCTCCATCAATAGAACCGAGTTTACCTAGATCGTGATTAAAGGCTGCAAACATCATCTCATCATCGGTAAAGTCTATGTGTGCGCCTATACTTTGTAGTAGAACTTTAACTCCCCGAACCGTTTTGCACACACCCATAACATGGTCTATGTAACCACCATCATATGCATTGTGAAATCTATCTATACTAGACGCAGGAGATAGTAACGCACGGAGACCAAGACATCCGTCATCTGTTCCAAACATATATAATAGTTTTTCTTGTCTCTCTCCGGTAAATGTGTCTTCAATAAACTTTAAAAAAGATTTGTAGTTTTCTTCTAGTTGTGATTCGGTATATTTTTTCATAATACCAAATTATATTATAGTTTTGTTTTTTTATCAAGCATTTTTTTCTTCTTTGGTATAAGTTTTTTAAAATTTCCTTTTTTATTAAACAATTCTTTATTCTTTTTGTAGTTTTCTCTTGATGAATGTGGGTGATATAAATGAAATGCTATATTTTTAGTATATCCTGAATAAATTTTCCTTGGTAATCTTGAAATTAAATCAAGGTCTTGAAACCCCCACCCCTCGTATTTCTCGTCATATCCTTCTATTTGGGTAAAGTAGTTTGTTTTTAATATAAAACTATACTTTCCGAACGCATGGTTAAGTTTATTTTCAGATTTTTTTGTTTTTATGAGATTAGACTTGAATAAATAAGTACTTTCGGATTCACTTAAATGAAGTATGAACTCGAATGGCCTAACAAGTTGTATGTCAGTTGGAAGCTGTGATAATACATAATCTACATCTAAATATACATCTACATCGTACATCCAAACGTAATCTGATTTTATTTTTTTAATGTGTGTATTTAGCAGTTTTGACTTATTAAATTTGGTTTGATTTAGGTCGTATATTACGTGATTTACACTTGGGAATCTATCCGTGACACTACGTGAGTGTGTGTTTTCTGTTTTTTGTTCAATTACACTTATATTACGAGATAACTCTGAGTTGGTGATGTGGTGCAATATGAACGCAAGGTTTCGCAGTCTATATTCACACAAATTGAATATAGGTATAACAAGACTTATGTCCATGTCGGTTATGTCTTGTTTATTTGTCGTTCAGAATATGATGGATCAAAGTGTTTTAATTCTTTGAGAGTAAAGTGTGTACCCTTTAAACTACCCGCAAACTTAAATACGAAGCAAGTTTCAGGTGCGTCTGAAATCTTCGATCCCGAGTTTACAGTGACCCGTACTAGTTGACCATTTAGTGTATTTTGAGCCCCTACTTCCATTATTGTGTATCTTGGGTCATAGAATCCTGATTCATTGTCTGTCTTTTCGTGATTTTCAATGGATTCTATTGTACGTGCCTCATCTGCGTATATTGTCATAAAAGATGCTTCAGTTCCAGTGTCCACCGGAGGGTAGCAGAATACGGTGTTTTCTCTGAAGTTTTTCCAGGAAATTGCAAGTCTAGATTTAGAACCTTGCCATGATTGTGCGTTGAAAGACTTACTGTAGAATGTTGCTCCGTCACGGTTGTTTAGTAACTGAGAGTCTCCGTTTGATAGAATTGATGTAATACTTTTTTCAACACTTGCGGAGTTTTCAGGAATAAACTGCTCAAATTCATCAATACAACATGAATTTGATAAACAAACCACCCTGTTGTTTTTAAGTTGACTGGTGGAGTATAGGTTTGCCCAATGCGTATCTGGTAATGTTTTTCCGTCAAGAGACACCGCGGAAATTCTTAGTATCTTCTCAACAACAGTTTGACCACCCGAACTAACTGGAATTATTTCAATCATTTCTTTGCTTGGTAGTGATAGTTTAAATGTTCCTGTTACATCAGTCCACTGGTCATCGTTCTCATAATCTCCTTCACTGTTTTCTATCAAGGAGTCAATTTTAAATCCAATATTATATGGCATAGGAACTTTAAATTCATATACATCATCACTGCCAACCGATGGTGTCGTTGAGTCAACGAGTTTGATTTCAAATACCGAACCTTCTTCATATTCTACGTCATTTGCGGGTAATATAGTATTCCCCTTAACATAGATATCGTTGTTGTTTTGTAAATTATCCGCACAACTACCAGTCCACTCAAGTGTAGGTACAAGTCTGCTTGTTTTTATTTCATCCTGGTTGGCAAGTAAAACTTCAGGAGCACTGTAGCGATCACTGAATCCTATGTTCGCTGTTGATTGTGTCATTACTTTAAGTTTTACATTAACATCTCCTATACCTGTATTTTCTGTGAATGTAGATGGAATAAAGTCGATTATTTTAAATGAAACGATTGTGTCATCGTCTTTCACGTTTGCTTCTGCTTCATTATGCAAAACTCCGATATCTATATGATAAACATATGTTTCCGCTCCCATTAGTGTTGGGTGTGCTTCATTTCCTTCTCCGTATTCTCGTTTCTCTTGAGGTCCTTCTAGTTTATTATACGCAATTTCAAGAACTAGGTTGTTTCTACTTGTAACAGTTCCTGTGTTTTCAACTCTAATTTTCCAACCTGTATATAGTATATCACCGGAATCAGATTCGGTGTATATGTGTGGATCAACTCTAATCTTATATTCTTCCGACAATTCTCTTCCACCCGTTGGTGATCCCGTGAGTGGTCTGTAGTTTGTGACGATTGCGGTGTGTTCACCCGTTGCAACAAAAACAGGTTTGCTGATTGTTGGTTCGTAGTTGGAGTGCACAACATTTGATCCGATGCGTTTCCATGTTCCCGTGTCTACTAACCCCGACGTAACTGATTGTCTGTTTGTTTCTTGTGATTCATTTAAAAGTGCAAGAGTGTCTGCTAGATAGTAAACTATACCTGGTTGTAATTTAGCAGAATCCTCTGGAAAGGTTATCTTTCCAAAAAATACAACCCGTGCTTCGTGTCGGTTATTTTCGGTATCACCCTCTTTGCATTCAACTAACACCTTTTCTACTATGGCAAGTGACTCAATGAGTCTTTCTGTATCAAAGTAATTTGAGTTGTCCAACTCGGCAGATGCTAAGTCCCATCCATTTTTGCTTGGGTTGTAGTAAATTGCGTCACCTGATTTTGGGCAATCATACACTAGGTCAACATGGTCTTTTACTGAACTTAGACCACCAACCTCTTTGTTGTCTCCATAATATTCTTTGTGGATTTCTCTAAGTGCACTTCTCAACTTGTCATCGGATACGACTGTTATTTCGTTTCCGTCTGTGGGTTGTATTGTTGCCCAACCACTTGGATTACACGCACCACCACGACCTCCACTTGATCCACACTTTGACATATTGAATGCTGAATTTGACATAACCTTTGTTCCTTAAATATTTTGTGTAATACCTGGTTTTAATGACCTCACGGGATCAATTACACGTTCCCATTGTAATATATACTTGGTTGCTGATGCAGTGCTTTCTGATACATTAACCGCACGAACTCGTTTGTATACATAAATTTGCTTAACTTCTATTTTCTCGGAGTTTTGTGTTACATAGGTAACAAAACAATAGTCTCCTTCCGAACTATCTCCTATAAATATACCTTTATGTGGCCATACTCTGTCCAAGAACCCTATGATCTCATCAATGTCGTTTCCGTTATCATCAATTGAGTTCGGGGGAGAACCATCACATCCATCACTGTTGTCTGTTTTACAAGAAAAGAATGTAAAGTGCTTGTATCTAAAGTTTCCTATGTCGTATAATGATCCCATTATGATAATTTCCTTACGTAGTTCCAATTAGAGCCATCTACTGAGTCAATTTTTACTAATTCGTGTGATTCAAATCTGGTAACCGGATCGGCACTCCCGATGGTGTATTCAATTATGAAGGTTATTACACTTCTGTCGTTGACACCTGCTTCAGGCCATGCGATTTTGAGGAAATCACTTGAAAATTTTTCAAGTTCAGTTTGACCCGTAAATTCTCTTGGACGATTTATTGTATAACTCTGTGAGTCTCTTGATTCGTAAGTACACGGAGTCCATGTGGTTGGGTCAACTGCATTGCATCGGTCTTTTGGATTAGGGTATGCAGGTTGGTTAAGTATTAAAATTTTGTTGGGTGAAACTGCGTAAAATGCTGGTTTAGAGTATGATACTACTTTTCCAGATGTGTGGTCTCGTACAAACGGGTCTATGATTGTTGTATTTCTAAATGGAGAAGTTCCGTTTAATAAGGGTTTTAATTTCTGGCCAAGAACTGATAAATTGCCACCATCACCCGATGTGTAGTACTCACTTAATTCTTCAGGAGCATAATCGTATACAGAGTTTCTTAATTCTGTGGTTTGATTGGTTGACGCAAGTTGATCACTATTAATCGGAAAAGATTCAACATAATATGTGTATCCTGTTTTGAAGAGACCGTCTTGTATTTCACGATTTACCGGTTGGGTGTCTCCACTTGGCAGAGTAATTGTTTCGGTTGATTGGTATTCAGGTGGCATGAATTCGACCATACCACTAGTTTGTATTTCAAAAAAGTCACTCGTTGAGTTTATTACAACACCGAGCATATCACATCCGTAATTATCATCTTCTACAGGTGGATTTTGATTGTCGGTAGTTGTTGTTGTCTTTTGCTGAGATGCCGAGTTACATAACGCATAGTCGGTTGTTCCACTTTCTCTACCAATAAAGTTGGGTAGCACAGTTTCCGATAACAATGAGTCATCATAGTCGGATGATACTATAAAATTGTCAACCGAGGTTCGTACTTTATTTCGTTTTATTCTAAGAACATCACCGGTTTTTATACTATTACACGCAGATGGTTCATATATTACAAACTTGTTCGATTGCTCATCGGATGAACACACGAGTCCACGATAGTTCATAAGTATACCCGTTGTTTTTGAGGTTGCTACTAACATTGGTTTAGATACAGTTGTGTCTAAACTAACCAATTCAGCGGGATCTAGATTCATCAAACTTCCGGATGTTCCTAGAAAATATGTTTTTCCAGGTTCAAGTAGTTGCTTATCATATACACGTGTTATTGATGTATCATCGGGATCAATCGGCCTCATCTCAATTGATATAGGACCACCTAAAACACTAGTATCCCACTCAAATTCTACATATCCATTAAATACCACACTTACTTTTTCTATTAGTTTGTTGGCATCTGTGGAGTTCGCTGTGTATTTTATTTTTCGTATGATACCAACTGCTTCTGACATATCTAAACTGGAACAACTTGCTTTGGAAAACTTATTGTTGCTGGATACATACAAAATGTCTCCGATTAGATATTCTTGTAGTTGACCATTAACTCTGTCTTCAAGGAATGAACCTGAGAAAACCTGCTCTGATGCACCAGGTGAGTCTGTGAATTCTATTCCCGTACCATCGTTGTTAATCTTTATGTACCCTCCCTTGTTTTCTTCGTATGTATCGGGTACATCACGTAGGTGTTTAAAGTCAATGCCTACTTCACTATTTGCTATTTTATTTAACTCCGCTGCAAGTGACCCAGCTGATATACCTTTGGTTTCACCGGTTGGTGAAGCTGAGTTGGACTTGGAGTCGGTGTCAACAACTATAAACAGGTCATCTGCATCTAGATTGTTTAATCTATTTAGGTCTGTTATCTTTTGGTTGGCCATTTGAAATTTCTAAAAGTCTGTGAATCTATAAATATACATATATTGTTTTATGTTCTATAAATATTATTTTGGTAAACTTTTTAACTTAGTAATTATAAATTTTACCAATTCACTCCTCACAATATCCTCTTCTGTGAATTTATAAGTGTGAATTCCGTGATTTTTTGAAGCATTATCTTCAAATAAATTAAGTATACTATTGAACCCACTGCGGTTTCCGATGTCACTTTGCATGGCATCACCACATATAAATACTTTGCAATTTTCTCCGATTCTAGTCATGATGGTAATCATTTCTTTTTCTGATAAATTTTGTGCTTCATCCACAAGTATGAATTTGTTCTCCCAACTTGCTCCTCTGAGGAAACCTACAGGAATTCCATATATTCTTTCTTCTTCTTGTAAATATCTAATATCTATTGGGTTAAGTAACTCTTCAAGTTTGTCTTTGAACGGCTCCAAGTAGGGAGCCATTTTGTCATCTTGAGCTCCTGGTAAAAATCCAAGTTTCTGGTCCGAACTTTCTACTGCACTTCTGACATATATCATTTCTTCTATTCGTTGATTCTGAAATAGTTCCAATCCACAATAAACACTTAACCATGTCTTTGCAGTTCCAGCGGGACCATCTATAAAAATAAGTTTAGTGTCTTCTTCTAGTGCAATCTTATTTAATTCTGATTGCTTTGCAGTAAATTTTTTATTTAACTTTATTTTAAGTTTTCTAAATGGAGTGAGTTGGTTCTCCTGCATTTCTTCTTCTATATGAGCATTTGCAAGTAGGTTCTTATTTACGGTTTTTGTTTTTTTTCTTGACATCGTTTTTTCTCCACGTTATGACAGTATTGTTGTCTTATACTTATAAGTCTATATTATTATTATTCTATTTAAGCGATTTAAGCTTATTATTAAGAACTGTACAAATTTCGTACTCTTCTATATCACTAAAATATTTTATTAAATTTTTCAAGTTAATTTCGTAACTTTCTTTTTTAACTACGATTTCTAAATTAGTACTTTTAAAGCAGAAAATGTTTAGTTTATCTGGAATAGAAGTTTCGTCTATTTGCTTAAAGCACTCATATATGTGTTTCATGTATTCGTACTTTCGTTTGCTAATATCTTTTTTAAGAGAATTATTGTCTTTTGGAATTTGAAAAGTTATATTATCCATATCTATAAGTATATTTAATTAAATAATATTACGAAGAATTATGGCTAGACGATTTTTTAAAAGATACAAAAAACTTGAAGACGATAAAGTAGATACAAACATATCAAATTCAAAGAACACCGATGCAGAGAAACCAAAATCAAATGTTGGATTCTTTGATTTGGCTAATAACCTATCAAAAGCACTTGTTGAGTGGCAACGGGCAGGTCGTCCAGTTGTTAGTAGTGAACAATGGAATAAACGATTATCCATTTGTCGTGGGTGTGAATTTTGGCAAGAAATAAAACAAACAAAGGTTGCTCGTTGCTTAAAATGTGGATGCAGTAGTGGCAAACTATTGCTCTCTACAAGCAAATGTCCACTAAATCCACCCAAGTGGTCAAGTGAAATTTAATTTTTATAATTTTTTTTTTCGTGTAAGGTAATATTTATCATAAATGAATGATGCAAATTACAAGTTAACAACCGTTAAGGTTCTGTCTGACAACTACTCCAAGTTTAAATTAAAGACAATAGACTCACCTATGACTCTGCAAAAATTAGTAAATCGAGCAATTGAGCAGTATTTGAATGATGAGAAGTTTGAAAAAAAACTTGATGAGGCAAAGATATTCGATAACGACAATAAATATTAATTGTTGACAACGATGCTTTATAGCATACTATACAAGTGTGCAAAATAAAAAAATAATATTAATTGGAGATGATATACGACAACCCACCGGAGTGGGTAATATATTGAGGTCAATATCATTAAAACTATCCAACAAGTACGATATTGTGCAAATTGCAGCGGGTCTTCAACCAAATGAAGTAATTGATCTGTCGGATTCGGTAAGTAAAGTAACAGGAAACGACTCCGTATATTTCAAGATGTACGGAACGAACGACTATGGATCACTTGAATTACTAAGAAATGTAATTAAAACCGAGACGGTTGATTGTATACTGATAATGACCGATCCACATAAATTTGAGTGGTTATTCAACTCAGAACATGAAATTAGAAGCATATGTCCTATTTTTTATTATCATGTATGGGACAACAAACCATATCCTCAATTTCTAAAAAGATATTATGATAGTTGTGACACAATTAGTTGTATCAGCAAACTAACCCACGAATGTGTGCGGAATGTAGTACCCGACCATCCACGTGTTTTTTATACCCCACACGGAGTGAATACACATATGTATCAACCCCAAACCGAGTCTACGATAAAGAAAAACAGAAAAGATTTTTTGGGACACGACTATAAATTTGTTTTATTTTTTAATGGAACAAACATACCAAGAAAAGAAATTACAACTATTATTGCAGGATTTAATGATTTTTACCATAAGTTAAACACAGACGATAAAAAAGAAGTCACATTATTAATACACAGCAACTCAAAATCTACACGTGGAGTCAATATAAATGCACTACTTGATGATTTATATACCGATCTTCCTGTGTTATTATCAGATGAAATTGTTAATGAGCAAGTGTTAAATAATATGTATAATTTGTCACATTGCGTAATCAATATATCGTCAAATGAAGGATTTGGACTTTCTACATTAGAGTCAGTTGCCACCAAAACTCCCATAATAGTAAACAAAACAGGAGGATTAATTGATCAAATAAACGAAAAGTGGACGTATCCAATAACACCTGAGTTTAGTTTAATGAGAGGCACTCAAAAGACACCATACATATATTCAGACTATGTGAGTATAGAATCCACATCAGATGCTATAATGTCCGCATTTAAAAACAAATCTCCATCAATGGACTCGTATCTTGAGTTTTTAAAAGAAAACAAGTTTACAACAGACGATATGTGTCAATCTGTGTGTGATCAAGTAGAACAAACTATTAGTTCATACGAAATTCCAAGTAGATACAAATTTGAAAAAATAAAATGAAACCTATTTTAATATACGACTCACCTATAACATCTATTGGAGATGCAGGCGATCATGCACGTGAAGTTGCAGAATATATATGTGACCTCAACTCGGAATATGAAATATACTTTATAGATACACCGATATTCAACACCCAAAGTATTTTGACAATGGAAAACGAAGTAGTTGGGAATATTCTGAAAAAGAAAATGGACTCATCGCAGATTGAAAGTGTATTTGCTTATATTAAATTAGGAGAACCTAATCAATTTAAAGAGATAGGAAAATATAACATAGGAGTGGTTACTGAGATAAATACAGACGATATTTCCGAGCAAGATATTGATGCATATAACAAAATGGACCACATAATTGTTCCCACGAATTATCATCGGGACCTAATATCCCCCCGGATAAACTCCAAAATATCTACAATTCCACAATGTATTCATGTACATCAATCCACTACAAGTGACATTTCAAAATTAAAATCTCACATAAATACAATCAAAGAAGAGTTTTGTTTTTTATATAAAGGGTCGTGGAATCCAACATCAAGTCAGTTAAGTGATAAGAAAAATGTGGAAACACTTATACGGTCATTTATTCTCGCATCAACAAGACATAAAATCAAACCAGGACTTATATTAAAAACCGAAACAACAAATTATAGCGGGTCGGATTACACTAAAATACACGACACATTATCCAGTATATTAAAAGATAGTCATGTTACCAATCCAAGTATATACCTAATACATGGTCACCTCACAAGCAACGAAACAAAAGAACTATACAAACATCCGTGTATAAAAGCAACAATATCAACATCACGATATGAAAACTTTTCTCGTAGCATATTTGAATCTGCACTAAACAGTACACCAGTACTAACAACAGATATTCCATCAATCCGTGAGTATATAGATGATCCGATGTTTTTGGTTGGTGGAAATAAAACAGAAAACCAAAACTGGATTGATATTGATATACAAAAATTTTCAGAAAAGATAAGTGATGTGATTGAAAACTACGAAACATATAAGATTGGAATTGATAAAGTATCTAAGAATTTAAAAATAAGTCACAATAAGAAATCAATCCAAGCACACTATAAAGAAGTAATAAAATCATATATATAATATACACTTGTATATTATTATGACCTATTATGCTAAGTACCTACAAAGATTAATCGGAGGGAGTGTTTCTGTTGCTCGTCCAAAAATAGAACCTGGGCAAATAATATCATTTAGATACCGAAGTGAAACTTCTCGTAGAAAGTTAAATCGTTTAGTCTTGGTTCTTGGTAAGTTTAACAAAGGTGGAAGTATGCTTTTACACGGATTAAACATAGAATATATTCCCGAGTCTAAACTATATGCGTTTTTAAAACGAGTAATAATAAAAGATACCTTATCATTAATAAAACGAAAATATGAACTAAAAGGACCATTTTCGCAACTAATTGATAGACCTAGATCATTTTATTCAAACTATGTAAAAAATAATTTGCTTGAGTTTGATTGCTATCGTACATATAAAATGTATGAAATTAAACAACCAAAATTATATATGCTAGACTGGAAGAGGTTAAAAATATTCGACAACACAACACATTCAGCTGCCATCATAACGAGAACCGAAACTTTAACCGAAGTAAAACAAAGTAAATTGTTGTTAAATAAAATATTAAAGCAGGACATTTCAAATTTAAATAATGCAAGATTCAAAAAACTAATAATAGATAGGTTTGGTAGTTTAACTGCATTTTACGAGATGCTGGGTGATATAAAAAGCTTTGTAGAACAACCAGGAATTGAATCAGAGGAAGACTTTGATGCCAGTAAAACCTAAAATAAGCTTTGCAATATGTGTTGGTGAAGAATCGCACTCATTTGTAGAATTAATTGACTTTTTAAAAAAATATAAAAAAGCAGAAGACGAAATTGTTGTAATTTCAGATTTTAGTAAGTCAGTAAAAATAAAGGAATGCATTAAAAAGGTTGATAAACATATATTCAGGAAATTATTAAATGATTTTGCCTCACACAAGAATATATTCTTTTCATTGTGCAAGAATGACTATATATTCAATTTAGATTCAGACGAACTCCCATCAGAATATTTGATAAAAAACATACACAACTTGATCGCAGAATCAAGTCACGATTTATATTGGATTCCGAGGTTGAATTATTTCACAGGAGTCGGTGATGATGAAATTAAAAAAATGGGAATGAGTATTGATAAAGATAAAAACAATGCAGTTAACTTTCCAGATTATCAGGGTAGAATATATCGTAATGATAAAAAACTAAAGTGGAAGAGAAAATTACACGAACAAATAAACGGAGCCACCAATAGTAAAAAGTTAAAATACTCAGATGGATATTACATAACACACACCAAAACAAAGAATAATCTTAAAAAAAGTAAAACATTATACAAAAACCTAATTAATTACAATCCACCGATAGACTCACTTGGAGTTGTATGTTGCTACTTCAATCCGTGCAACTATAAAAGCAAGTTTTTAAATTTTGTAAAATTTTTAAACTCAATAAGGGCAACAGGAATTAACCCACTTGTAACAGAAGCCTACTCAGACAACTCATTACATAGAATACATAAACTTACAGACAATGTTATATCAATTAAAACTGATTCCATATTCTGGAAAAAAGAACAACTATTAAATATAGGAATTGATGCACTATTGAAGAAAAAATACGAGTATATAGCATGGGTTGATGCAGACATAACCTTTAACGAAAACGATTGGTGGAAGCAAGTTATAGTTGCTACGGAATTTTACGGTGTGGTGCAGATATTCGCAAACTCAGTCAAGCAAAAAGTAACACCAGCACTTCAACACAAACACTCGTCAGCATATATGCTATCACACACAAACACAGAACACGATCTACAAATCATACTTTCACGTAAAAACGAACCTGGATACGGTCATTGCTACCACAGAAGTTTTCTTGAAAAAAATAATTTATATGATCTATCGATAATAGGAGGTGGTGATATCTTAAATTTAATCGGATTTTATTACAACGAACAAACCCACAAAACTATACTCAACGACCGTTTCTTTTCTAATATGACAGATGAATTCAAGCAAACTTATGTAGAGTGGTGTAAGAGAAATAAAAAAGTTGCAAACGGAATTGGATATGCAAATGTAGATATTACCGTATTATTCCACGGAAATAAATCAGATAGAAAATATGTGACCCGTGAGCACATATTAAGTAAACACAGATATAATCCAATAACAGACTTGTCAATAAAAGACAAAGTATATCAAATTAAAAAACTCTCCATAAAAAACGAAATCTATAATCACTTCTTATCCAGGAACGAAGATGTTAATTTAACTTATTCTGATTTAGAATTGGTAAGTAAAATAAAACAAATGATGTCAACTTCAAAGTTAGATTTTATTCAGAATGAAATATACTCACATATAAACAACAAGCATATAAAAAATAAGTTATCTGATTATGTGATAACCGATGAAAAAAGAATGTTAGTTGCAGTCCGATCCGCAGAATCACTATTTTCAATAAACAGAATACCCATACCATGTAAGATATTAATAGACGGTAATGTATCTCCGTGTTTAAATTCGTTTACTAATTTCAAAAACCACGGACCGTTTGGAATATTTTTGCAATTTATATGTACCTTTTACGAAGAACTTCCCCGTGTAGTATACTTTACTCACAACCAAACAAACGTAGACCTATATTCAAACTTTATAAAAATATTCGAAGATAATTACACAGAATTCAACCCAGTGGTTGGTAAACTGCGTATATTACACATAGATCAACACACAAAAATAAAAAACTACAGAACACTTAGGGTTTGGTATAAAGAAACCATAAATAAAGCATATGATGAGAAATATAAAACATTTGTAGGTTCGTGCTTTTCTATACCAAGAACCGTTATACATAAAAAACCCATATCATTTTATGCAACCATCCTCAGAGCATACAAGCAATATCCCGAGAAAGAAGAATATATGCTAAAGTTCGCATTTTATAGTTTATTCCAATGAACACTATATCCATACACGTGTTCCCACACGAACTTGAAAACTATACACGAGTTATCAAGCAACTCAAAGAGTCCATCGACACCACACCCGATGTCGAAGTAAAAAGTGTATTAAACATCAATAAAAGTGTAATCAAAAATCACAAAGAACTTGAAAAACAAATTTTAATTTTCAACACAATGTCGCAAGTGTGTCATGGAAAAATAAAAAGTCATGTCACATCAGAATATTTCGGTGTACATGAACATCGTAGAGTTTGTATAAACGATGCAGACATAAATGATAATTTAATATTCTTAGATGTTGACTTATACTTTAACGATGAGTTGCTTACTAACCTACTATCAGAATTACAAAATATTACCAATGAATATTATGTAATAACACCACAGGTAGTTAGATTGTGGGACTCTACATGGGACATTATAGTCAACGAAAACTACAAAAAAGAAAAGATTGGATTTTGTAATGAGTTAGACATAAAACGTGTCCTAGAAACAAACCACGGAGATTCGAAGTTGATAGTGTGTAAAAAATTTAAATGGGCAGGAGGTTGGTTCACTTGTATATCAGCCAAACTTGCAAAGTACATAGGAATACCTGATGTATTTGTTGGATACGGACACGATGATACATTTATGATGCATTGTTGTGATTACATGAAAAGCAGAAAAATACAAGTACAACAATTTATTTTACTAAACAATATTGTATGCGAAGATCGTGGGTTAATAAGCAAAAATAAAAAATATTTAAAAATAACTAATTTCAGACAACTGGGTGATCGTCATATGATTTCAGAATATAATAATTTTAAAAAAAGAGTAAACCTAGATATATATAATATAAATGAGAGTTAAAAAAATTATAATTACTACGATGTTATTTACTTTAGTTATGCTTACATCTAGTTGTGTAACCTTTCCGAACTGGGGGCTAAAAGAAAACAGACAAGAAATTGCAGGAGAAATAACAAGAAAAGAAGGAGAGTTGGATAGACACACCCGTGCGTTTGTATCTGGTACCGTAGACGCATTATCAATATCAGAAGACAAATCAAAAGAAGATTTAGTTGCACTTAACTTTGCACAAAAAGCACAAGAGATTGTAGGGTTACCTCAACCGGGTGACAAGATTCACGTAGAAGATGTAATAAACAATAATGAGATTGCAATTGAAAATCTAACAGATAGGGATGTTGATGTAATAGAATTAAGTAGACGAAAGGAAATTCTAGGACACGATTTAAAAGATACCGAAGAAAAATTAATTAGTTTAGGTGAATTAAAAGCAAAGGAGGAAAAGGATGGATTCTTTTCATCTCTATGGGCATGGTTAACCGGTACATTCGGACTAATAGGAGCAATTGCGGTGTGTGTTATTGCAGGTCCTGCATTATTACCAATAATTACCCAACTATTCGGTTGGTTAGTGGGAAAAATACCAGGACTAATAACTTGGTTAGGAATTACAAGTAGTCAAATGACAAGTAATATCATTAAAGGTGTACATGACGCAAAGGAACGAGTGCGATCACTTGATGATGAAAAAAAACTCAGCAAAAGTGAAGTTCTTAATATTTTTGGATCATCACTCGGAAACTCTACCAATGTTTCTGACAAAAATGCAATTGATCGCATAAAGAGAAAGTGGAAGTGAGTGAAATACTCATTAAAGGAAAATCCTTTAAAGGTGATTTAAAAAACGGCATACAAAGCAATGCACTCGGTTTCATGTGGAGACCTGGTATGCCGAAACAAAAAATAAGAATTGAAGATTGCACAATAGACGCGGGACCCGTTGCCGAGGGACTAAAATTGTCTTACTGCCATGATGTTATTGTAAAAGATTGTACAATTATAGGTGGATTTGAAGATTGTGTGGATATAGTTCGTGGTGGTTTTATGTTATTTGAGAATTGTCGGTTTGTATCCAACTGCACCAAACACCACTTTACGATAAAATGCCAAGTATCAAATGTAACTATAAAAGATTGTGTTTTTGTGAATGACTTTAATAAACTCATAGATGGAGCGTTTGTAGACTTAGGAAATTGGTCCGACTACGATATAGATAATTTACCAAAAACCAAAGATGTGTACATAATAGATTATACATTTGAAAATGTAAGTTGGTATAAAAAAATAATAGCAAGAAGATTACACGCAGAAGCACCTGTAAATCGTGGTGAAGGGTATATATTAAGAATACCAAGATTGTTTGTTTGGTTATTTTGGAAACTTAGACGATTTCAAGTAAGTTAAAATCATATTAACTTATACTTATTATAAAAGGTTATATCGCACTATAATTTAAGGAGAATTGCGTTATATGAAAATTGGAGTTGTTGGAAATGGATTCGTGGGTCATGCGATGACCTTACTTAGACCATACGTAGATGTATTGGTATGGGATGTTGTAGAAGAAAAACGTGAACCAAAATCTTTGGATATTGAAACATTTGTAGAGGAGTCCGAAATTATTTTCGTTGCAGTTCCTACACCAATGAACAAAGATGGAAGTGCTAATCTTGATATTGTTCGTGCAGTATGTGAAGAAATTCAGGAAATAGACGATAGTAAATATATTGTACTTCGTTCTACAGTACCACCGGGAACAAGTGAAGAATTTGATGTAAACTTTATGCCAGAGTTCCTAACCGAGAAAAATTGGGCAGACGATTTTAAAAATTGCGATCAGTGGATACTTGGTTCTACCGACACATTTTTATTGGAAAAAATGAAACGTATGTTTGAACTTGCCTATAATGATGGCAATGGAGCAGTTGTGAATAAAGAAGTTATTCAATGTAAACCAAGTGAAGCAGAAATGATCAAATATTTAAAAAATGTTTTTCTTAGTGTAAAAGTGGGATTTTTTAATGAACTTGAAAACATTTGTTCAGATTTTGGGATTGACTACGAAAATGTAAGATGCATTGCAACGGAAGACACGAGAATTGGAACGGGTCATACAAAAGTACCAGGACACGATGGTAAACGTGGATTTGGAGGAACTTGTTTTCCAAAAGACACAAACGCATTAGCAAACTTTGCAAAAGAAAACGGAACTGAATCACCTATTTTAGATGCGGTAATTAAACGAAACGAAAAAATAGATCGTCCTGAACAAGACTGGAAAGCAGACAAAGGTCGTGCAGTTGCCGAGGAATAAAAATGAAGTACTACGACTTCTTCAACGGAGACGCAGATGGTATAATCAGTTTGCATCAATATCGTTTACATTTTCCAAAAAAAAGTGAAGTTTTTACGGGAGTAAAACGGGATGTAAAACTTCTAAGACACGCAGTTGAAATTAAAAACTCAACACTTAGTGTTTTTGATATTTCATTGTTGTCTAATAAAGACTATATGGGTGAGGTACTAAATAACAACAATCGTGTAACTTGGTTTGATCACCACGAACCAGGTGAAACTGATCTCGGTGAAAACTTTTCAATAAAAGTAGACGCAGACCCAAATTGTTGCACAAACATTTTAGTTGATAAATATATAGACGGATTACACAGACCTTGGACTATATGTGGAGCATATGGAGATAATTTACACGAACAAGCAGAAAAACTTAATCCTAATTTCAATGAAAAAATAATGTCGGAACTTAAAGAAATAGGTGAAACATTAAACTACAATGGATACGGAAATGAACTATCCGATTTAACAGTTGATCCAAAGGAAGTGTATCTCGATTTACATCAATATGTATCTCCGTTTCAATACAGAAAAAAATCGGAAATCTACAACAAAATTCATACACAGTTGATTTCAGATAAAGCAGAATTAAGTTCATCAGAAATTTTACACGACACGGATACCGGTAAGGTAATTCTTCTTCCGAACACAAAAGCATCCGTTCGGTATTCGGGTATATATAGCAATCAACAAACAACCGATGATCCGGATAAAGCATTTGCTATATTAACATTAGTTGATGAAGAAAATTATCGTGTTAGCATTCGTTCACCAAAAACAAATCCATACGGAGCAAGTAAACT